TTTTAAGGATGTATAAAATGGATAATGTTATTTTATTAAGTAAGCACAAAACAAATATAAAAATTATTTCAAGTGTTGAAGGAAGATGGGAAAAAGGGAAATATATAGCTAATAAAGAAAAAGAAAAATTTATAAAAGGTGTATATATGCCTGTTTCTTCGGACATTTTAAAGTATTATCCTCAAGGTGAAATTACTTTAAAAGATATGGAATTGTTTACAAAAGAGAAACTAAAAGAAGGGGATATTGCTATTTTAAGAGATGAAAAATTTAAGATAATTGAAATAACTGACTTTGATTATCTAGCTGATATAAAAAGCTATATTTTAAAGAGGAGTACAAAAGATGATTAAAATTATAATTGAATTACTCAATAAAATGAGTAACATTCAAATTATACCAGCTTTTACTGCTACAAAGCCTCCTAAAAAGCCTTATGCTACTTACCAAGTACTAAATATAAATAGTGCTGATTTTAGAGGATACACAGAAAGAGAATACATAAAAAAAGATGAAAAATATCTTGAAATAACAGAATACAGAATAATGGCAAGACTTCAATTTGATGTATATTCAGAAACTCAAGAAGAAACATTAGAAAATGCAATTGAACTGAGAGAATTAATCCTTTTTAATGCAAGAAGAGGAATCAACAGGCTTGATGCTGGAGTTGTAAAAAGTAGTGAAATAAAATCATTAAATGAATTAATTAATTCAAAATATGAGTATCGTTGTACTTTTGATATAGTTTTTGAATATATGAAAGTAACAAAAGAAAGAGAACTTGAATTAATAAAAGAAATAGAATTATTAGTAAATAATAAAAATAAAAGCAGAATAGCAAGGAGGAAAGAATAATGGGAGTATATAGAGAACCGATAAAAGTAGTATTAGAACAAGAATTGAATTTGACAATTGCTTCATTAAATAAAACTCTTATAGTTACAAATGATAAGAATGCAGATTTTAAATATTATATGAACTCAAAAGATGTTGCTAATGATTTTGGGAATAATTCAAAAGTATATAAATTAGTGGAGAAGTTTCTAGGACAAAGAGATGGAGATGGTAATATTTTAAAACCTGATTTCTTTGGAGTTGTTGGAATTACTGCGAGCGGGCAAGAAAAGATAGAAGATAAGTTGAAAGAAGTACTAAATGAAAACTTAGACAAAGAGTGGTATGCCCTTATAACAACATTTGATAGTGTCGAAACAATGAAAGCTGTAAGTTCTTTTTTAACTGAAAATAGAAGAATCTATATAACAGAAGTCAAAGCTTATCCATTAGCTGATACATTAAAGTCAGATAGAATTGCACCTATTTGGAATTTAAAAATGGATGAAGCAGATAAGGAGTATAAAGCAGCTGCTTATGCAGGAGTAGTTATAACAAAAGGTGCAGGATACAGAAGCTCAATGATAGAACTACAAGGAGTAACAGCAGACACTGAATTAGCTAAGAAGCCTGAACTTACAAAGAATAATATTACATTTGTAGAAAAAAGAACATCAGAAGGCTACATAACAGCCAATGGTGGAAAATCAACAGATGGAACTTATTTAGATGAAACTACTGCAATAGACTGTATTATTGTAAATCTTAATGAAAATCTAGAAAAAGCAATGATTAAAAAAGGGTTCCCACAAGATGAAGAAGGATATGCTTTTATAGAGGAGACATTGACTAATGTTATGGAAGAAATGGGAGCTAATAAATTAATTGCAAAGTTAAATGGCAAATATCAATATGTGGTTTACCCAGTTAATCAAACTGCAACAGAAAGAGGGCTTAGAATTATAAGACCAAGAGTGCTTTTTAGAATTAGAAACTGGGGATATTATATGGATTTAACATTGATAAAAACTAATAAGGATATTGGAGGGAATAAATAATGGTTGATTTAAGTAAAAAAACTTTTATTTTCAATGGCTATACTTTTAAGGAATGGAGAAAATTGAATGTTGGAGCACCTGAGGATCCATATAAACAATCTGATAAAAGTGTTTATGGGGAAAGAAGAATAATATATTCACCTGACTCAAATATAGAAATAACAATAACTGTCCCAACTGGAACAGAAGATGAAAAAATACTTTTAGATGCTTCTGAAAATGGAATAACTGGGTCAGGGTATTTTAAAGACAGCTCTAACCCAAAATATAGCAGAGGAGTCAGTATAAAAGAAATTGGGGTTAATAAAGGGGAATTACCTAATGATGGAGAATCTGATTCAAGAGAATTTAAACTTGTATGTGTAGGTGTTAAGGAGGGAATGAATTAATGGAAAATAAAATAGAACAACAAGAATTAAAAAATAAGGAATTTTTAAAAAAAATAGAAGACAAGAACATAACTAATATAACTTTTAAAGCTGAAGGTTTAGGAGCTTTAGAATTTAATTTGATGATGACAGGGAAAGATTTTAAAACAATAGAGAGACCTTTTAGAATTGAGAGAGTCTCAACAGATACATTTTTTAAGCTTTCATCAGAAAAAGATGAATTAGCAATAGGTAAAAAAATATTAAAAACTTTTATAGCTCAGCCAGCTGAAGCTAGAGACATAGAATTTTTTAATATGGATCAAGAAGCTTTAGAAACTATTACAGTGATTATAACTGAATTTCAACAAACACCCTTTTTATTCATTAAAAACTTTGGAGAAAATAAGGAAGATTAAGCAAGGAAGATTTGATGTTTGTTTTGAATCTAAGATTCCATATTATAAAAAGTCTGTTGAAGATCTATGTTACGAAGAATATATGCTTTTACAATTAGCTTGGGCTGATTATGCAAAAAGAAAAAATAAAAATTAGAAAGGAGGGTTAGCAATGTTAGAACAGTTATCATTGGTTTTTAAAGTTGTAGGAAATGGACAAGCTTCTTTGAATCAAATTAGCTCTCAAATTGGAAATTTAAAGAATAATATGTCAAATTTAAAAAATAGTGTTAGTTCAGCATTTGGAAGTCTAAAAAACACTATTGGTTCAGTAAAACAAAGTTTAGTTGCTTTAAAAAATAAAATTAGTACAACTTTTAATTCCTTGAAAGCTAAAATAACAGCTAACTTTCCAGCTATTTCAAAAATAAGAAATGGTTTTATTTCACTTCGAAGAAGTTTAGGAAATTTTGGGAACTATGCCCAGCAACAATTTCAAAAAAGTAAAGAAAAAGCAAGTACACTTCTAAGTGTCTTAAAAAGAATAGCTACAGCATTAGCAGCAGGTTTTACAATAAAAACCGCTATTGATGGTGCTGGAAATATTGAACAGTATAGAAATACACTTGAAACTGTATTGAAAGATTCTGATATGGCAAGAAGAAAACTAGCATGGGCTAGCAGATTTGCTAACAGAACTCCATTTGAAACAAATGAAGTCCTTTCTGGGATGACGAAATTACAGTCTTATGGAATTGAAGGAGATAGAGTTTTAAAAACAACTAACAGAACATATCTTGAAATGATTGGAGACATGGCTTCAGGAATGGGAAAAAGTTTTGACCAAGCAATTGAAGCTATTGCTGATGCAAGAACTGGAGAACTTGAAAGATTAAAAGAATTCGGAATTACTAAGAATATGATCGCTGAGTTTGGTAAAAGTAAAGGCTTAGAGATTTTTAATAATAAAGGGCAAATTAATGACTTAGAGTTATTTAATAAGACTTTATTTGAAATGATGGACTCTCGTTTTGGTGGGGCTATGGAAAAGCAAGCTAAAACATTTAAGGGAGGATTATCAACTATATCAGGAGCTACTAAATCAGCATTAGCAACATTGGCAGGAGTAAATGAATTTGGAGATATAGTTGAAAACTCTCCTTTTCAAATTCTTAGAGATAGAGTTATCATACCGCTAGCTAATACACTAGTAAAATTTCAAGAAGATGGAACATTTACAAGATGGGCAGAAAATTTATCTAGTATCTTTGGTGAACTAATTTCATGGGGAGAAAAAATAATAAATTTTATTGTTAAGTGGAAAGAAATTTTAATTCCATTAGCAAGTGCAATAGCTGGTCTTTTTGTAATTAATAAGGTGATAGTTTTAATAGGAGCTTTAAAAACTGCATTAGCAGCTCTTTCTTTTAATCCAATTATGCTTGCAATTGGAGCTGTAATAGCCATTGGTGTTTTATTATATAGAAACTGGGATCTTGTAAAAGAAAAATTAATTTCACTTTGGGATAAGATTAAAGGTTTTGTCAAAGTATTTTTATTTTTCTCAGGGATAGGTTTAATAATAAAACTAGGACAACTCTTAATAGAAAATTGGGAAAAAATTAAGGCTAAATTATCTTCATTATGGGATAAAATTAAAGCTTTTGCTAAAGCATTATGGGATATTGGTAAAAAAATATTTATGTGGCTTAGTCCAATAGGTTTAATTATCACTGTTGGAAAACTGATAATAGAAAACTGGGATCTTATAAAAGCAAAATTTGCTGAATTAGGAAGTTATTTATATAACAAAATAATTGATATAGGTAATTTTTTTATAGGACTAAAAGACAAAGTAGTTGATGTATTTTTTAACTTAATAGATAAATTAAAAGAAGTGTGGGAGACAATGAAGTCAACTGCAGCATCAGCTTTTGATTTTATTTTAGATTATGTTGCTAAAATTTGGGAAAGCATCAAAGGTTTTTTCTCGGGTTTAGGTGAAAAAATAAAATCATTACCAGGAATATCTTGGTTTTTTAGTGATAGTGAGAAAAAAAATACAAATAGCCCTATGATAGATGGGACTCATAAAACAGGACTTGACTATGTCCCTTTTGATGGCTATATCGCTGAGCTTCACAGAGGTGAAAGAGTTCTAACGGCTGAAGAAAATAATGCATATTCAAGTGCTGAAAGTAATGAGTTTTCTAATACAAGTAATTCAGTAAATACAAAAAATTCTAATAAGTCTGATAAAAAAATCATATTAAATCTTACTGTAAATATGTCTGGAACAAAAGAAATGGATTGGAATAGAATTGGAGAAATGATAGTAGAAAAATTAGAGGATTTGATGTTACAAAATGAAATAGCTAAAGGGGAAATATAGATGTTTTCAATCACAAATATTATGAGTAAAGTAAGTAGTTTTCTAAATAATGTAAATTCAATTTCTAACCGAATTGATAATTATCTAAGAAAAACTCCGCCAATTTTATTGGGAAATATAAAACTTCAATTAGTTTCTGGAATATCTGAAAGCTATTCTAATGATGTTCCAACAATTCCAATTGATGATGGAACTCAAATAGCTGATAACATAACACAAAATCCGTTAGAGTTATCATTTAAAGTTCAAATTGTAGGTTCTAATCACAAAGAAATTTTTGAAAAGGTTCTTGAGCTTAGAAATAAAAGGGAACTTGTAGATTTGTACATGATTAAGTTGTATAAGAATATGGCTATAACAAATATAGAAAATACTATAACTTCATTATATTATACAGAATTTACTATTTCATTGGTAGAAGTAAAGATTGCTCATGTTTCTATGATTCCTTCCCCTAGTCCAAAAGCTAAAGCTAGTGTTAGAAATAAAACAAAGATAAAAACAGCAACAAAAGGTAAAAAGAATACAAAAGGTGCTGCTCAAGCTGTTACTAAAAATAAAAGCTCAGGAGTAAAGGATTGGGAAGGAGATTTACAAAGTGAGCATATAAAACTGCCATAGATAATAGGAGTATAGAAATGAAAATAAATATAATGAAAGAATCTATTCCATATATAACTGATGTAACTATTGCAGGGACAACCTTTCAATTTGAATTTACATATAATTCTTATGATAAAAGAGTGTACATAACACTTTATGATATTGATGATAATTTAATATATCCAAATGAGCCAATTCTATTCGGGATCCCACTATGGTTCAATAAATTAGTTGATGAAAAAGGAAATTTTAATAAAAAATATCCACAAAAATATATTATCCCTAATACTTTAGATAGAAAAGCAATAAAAATTGATTATGAAAATATTGATAAAATTGAGCTGTTAGTGGAGGAATAATGAATTTTATAGCAAATAGACCTATTTTTCCTAGAAATTCCTATCTTATTATAAATGGAGTAAAACTAGATGATCATAATAATAATGGTTTAAAATTTGATGTTGATGTAAAAACAGGAGAAGAAGGAAAAGTAGGGGTAGGAACATTCAAAATATATAATTTAAGTCAAGATATAGAAATAGGAAGCGAGGTAGAACTTTGGTTTGGTTACGCTGAAGATATTGGCTATTATTCAAAATATGAAGTTATAAAAAAGAAAAGAATAAAAGAAAGTTCTTCATTTATTCAAGAGCTAACTTGCTCAGAGAGAACTAAAAATAGTAGTAAGATAGTTTCAATTAGCTTGGATGGGAATACTAGGATATCTGAAGCAATAAAAGAAGTTACTAAAGAAATGGGGATAAATCTTATTTCTATGGAACTTAATAAAGATAAAATTTACACTAATGGTTTTACTTGCTATAGTCAAGGATTTCAAGAGTTAAGAGAATTAGTTCAAGACTCAGAGAGTAAAATGACTTTAAAAGGTGATGATCTTTATATCTATACAGATAAACAAAAAGATCAAGCATTTTATTTAAGCTTTGAAAGTGGGTTGATTCATAATCCTGAAGCTGTTGAACAGCAAGAAAAAGAAGTGAAAGTAAATAAAAAATCTGATAATAAAAAAGCAAAGAGTAAAAAAGATGATAAATGGGAAAATGAGCAAAAAAAGAAAACTATAAAAGAGAGTAATAAATATGACTATACTATTGAATGTTTCCCAATTCACTACATAAAAAAAGGAGATGTAATATACGTTGAAAGTGATGATGTAAGTGGATTTATGCAAGTGGAAGAGGTAAGTATTAGTCTAAGTGATAGCTGGAATATGAAATTAGGAGTTAAAGTGATGAAAGATGATGGAAAACATAAGGATAATTCTAGTAAAAATACAAAAAATAAGAAAGGGTAGATTTGTAGATGCTGAGCCTTTGTTTAGTCCAAATGGGGTTGCTCTACCTGTACTTCGTAATGTTCCAGTGGCATTATTTGGAGATAATAAAGATCATATTGATTGGAATATTAAGGAAGGGGATATAATGCCATATTTTGTTTTAACCTTTGATATTTCCTCATATATAAGTCAAGGCTCTCATGATGTTATGGATTCAAATAGAAGAAATAACTTAAACAATGGTTTTATTTTACCTTTCACAATTCCAAATGCTACAGAAAGTTTGGAATTTCCTTCGGATATTAGAATTATTGGAGATAGATTAGAAGAAGGGAACATTGATTTGAAAGGAGATTCTAAGCAAGAAGGTAATGTTGAGATAAATGGAAATACTACTCAGAAAGGAAATACAACACAAACTGGGAACATATCTACAAAAGGTTCTGTTGCAGCATCTGAAGATGTTACTGCTGGAGATAAGAGTTTGAAGAAACATAAACATTCAGGAGTAGCAAAAGGAACTGAGATAAGTGGAGGAGTAGCATAATGGAAGCTATAAAAATGGATGATGGAGATATTAAATTTTCAACTATTTCAGGAATAGATGAGTTCTGGCAGAGAGTAGTAAATTCTTTAAAAATATATTCAATTGAGTGCTTTTATGATGAAAATTTAGGGCTTGATATAAGAATAATAAATGAACAGGATGTAGCTGAATACAAACTTGAACATATTTGTAGAAAGTTACAAGAATGGTATAGAGCTGAAATAGAAACAGTTAGTTATCAAATAATTTCTGAAGCAGAAAGAACTTTAAAGGCAAAAATATATATAACACATAAGAAACATAACAATATAGAGAAAGAGGTGATAATCAGTGGATAAATTTGAAACAAAAGGCTTTCAAGGACTTATGGAATTAGCACAAAAAGAAGCACAAAAAAAAGAAAATTTTGGAAGTGATTTCAATGTTGAGCCAACTGGAGATTACTATAAATTAGTAGCACCTTTCATATATCTTTGTTCTTATTTGGAAGATAAAGCAATTTCAATAGCAAGGGGTTTAAATATATACAATGCACAAAATGAGGAATTAGACAATTTGTTATATTTTTTTCCTAGAAGATTTGGAACGAAAGCTCAAGTACATTGTAAAGTTACAGCAACTAATTTTGTAGATGTGTTACAAGGAGACATTATCATACAAGCTGAAAATGGAGTGAAATATGAAAATATAGAAAGATTTGAAGTAGACTCTTCAAAGACTAAAACAATACTATTTCAAAGCCTATTCGAGGGAGAGGAAGGAAACATCCAAATTAATAAAATTGAAAAAGTTATAAAAGCTCCAGCATCAATAGTTGATGTACAAAATGTTGAAATTGGAGAAGGTGGGCTTTCTTCTGAAACTGATTATGAGTATTTAAAAAGATATTTAGCTGGTAATAGCAAAGGTGAATGGAGTTTATTACCTATTTTAAATGCTATAAGAAAATTACCAGGAGTAAAAAGTGCTAATGGGATAAGAAACAATACAATGAATATAGACAGCTTTGGACTTTCTCCAAAAAGCATTTGGATAGTAGTAGATGGAGGAATAAAGGAAGAAATAGCACATGCTATTTATATGCACATTCATACTCCAGATACTAAAGGAAATGTTGTGGTAAATGTTCCAACATCTGTACCTGATCATTTTGAAACTATAAGATTTGATAGACCTGCTCAAGCAGATATTGAGTATAAATTAGATATAAAAAGTGCTGATGAATTAAAAATAAAAAATTTAATTGATGACTATATTAATGAAGCTGGAATAGGAGCTTTACTATCAAATGGGACATTCTTATATGAATATCTTTATAATAAAAACTATAAATATACAGATTTTGACTTAAAATTTAGAAAAAAAAATACTCTTATTTGGAGTAATTCAATTCAATTAAACTTTAATGAAATACCAAAAAGTGCTGGGAGAATATCATGATTGATGAAGTTATAAAGGGTTTACCTTTGCATTTTCAAAAAGAAAATACAATTAAATTATACAAAACTTTGAAGCCTGTTATTGAATATATAGATAGCTTAATTGAAAATTTAAAAAATCAAACATCTCTTCTTAAATGCAGTGGAATTTTTCTTGATTTTATGGGAGAACGATATGATGAAAAGAGAAGTGGTCGAGATGATGAGACTTATAGACAAGCATTAATTATAAAAAAAATGGCACTTGATGGATTACCTAATACAGAATTTTTACTTTCACTTACTAGGGAACTTACTAATAAAGAAGTTACTAAATTAAAAACAAGACCATTGCAAAAAGTAGCTAGTCAACTATTTAAGGTAAATATGATTGATGATTTAAAAGTTATTAATAAAATGCCTGACTTAAATAAAGTTTGTGAAGTTGGAGCAAGGATGTATTGGGAGCTTGAAATTATCAATAATAAAAGCAATAAATATTATTCATCAGTAGTTGAGAATATAAAAAAAATAGAAATAAAAGCTGATTTTAAACTAGATCAAACAATGAGAATAAATTCAAAGTTAAATACTGCTCAAGGGATAGGATTTACTAAAATAATCGAGATAGGGGGAATTAAATAATGAGTTATTTTGAAGGCTTAAAGCTAACAAAAAAAGGTGAACAACTTCAAGCAAAGATAAATGGAAACTTATCTGAAACTTTAACTTTTACAAAAGCAAAGTTAGGAAGTGGTTCAATAACTTCAGATGCTGAGATTAGATTCTTAACAGATGTAAAAGAAGTATGGGGGACAGCTAATGTAACTAGTTGTAAGATACAGGGAGATGAAAAAAATATAGTAGCTATAGAACTTCAATTTTCTAATGCTGAGCTAAGAGAAGATAAAATCTTCAGAGAAATTGGACTTTATGCACAAGGAAATGAAGGTGAAGAAATTCTTTATGCTTATGCTAATGCTGGAGATAAATATGATTATATTCCATTAATGAGAGATAGTCCACATTCTTTTATAATAGTAATTTATTTCAATATAACAAGTGGTTCAAAAGTTGATGCCAAAATTGACTTACATAGTTACGTATCACTTCAAGAGTTTAATGAAGGAATGAATAAAAAAGTAAATAAAATAGACTATGCTTCAGCTGAGCAGTATGGAATTGTTAAGTATGGAACAGAAGAAAGTACAGCACTAGAAGGGAATAAATTTACTCAAATGATGGGGAAAGATTATGGGGGAATATTAAATGAACCAGGATTAAAAGAGGTTGGAAAGACCTACTTTGATAAGAATACAAAGAAATTATATTTATGCAAGAATAATAATTCAGATATTTCAGCAAATATTAATAATTATATAGCTATGGACAGTCATTCAATTCTTGAGAGATTGGAAAATTTATCCAAATATGATTTTGTAGATAAAACTCAAGGGACTAGATATACAGCTTTGATTTTTGAAAAAAAAGGCAGCATAGGACATGTGTTTCTAGATATTCCTTCTGGAGTATCAAAAACTCTAACAGAAGGAGCTTTACTATTCACTTTCCCTAAAGAATTCAAGCCTAAAAGTTTTAATTTAAAGGTATTAGTGTCTTATCCTAATGGTCAAACAGCAAGAACTAGATACGATGAAAATACTAGAAATTTATATATTTTATCCCCAATACAAGTAGTTGAAAGTATGTACTTAGATACTTTCTATATATTAGATTAAACTTGTACTACTTATAAAAAGCCAATATCGTAGCATAAGAAGTAAAACCATAATTTTTGATTTTTCTAATTATACATTTGTTCGGATGAGAAACTTGTAAGTCCCAGTATTCGTAAATATTCGTTTTTTCTTGCTTTATGTAGTTATACAAAAATCCAGTTACAAATACAGTAGTATTTGGAATTCCATCTACATTTATAGAATCACCAATTAAAATATTTGTATTTAAAGTAACAGTTATAACTTTAATTTTAAGGGCATTGTTGTTATCGAAAGTAATTAAATTTTCCAATTTATTAAGTTTTATATAATGTACCTAACAAATTTTAAGGAGGTACAAAGTATGGAACTAAAAGGATGGGAAAATTTAAAAAAGGAAAATGTGGAGATTTATAAGCAGTATCTAAATAGTTGTAAAAGTAGCAACTATGAAACATGGGAAACAACTTATTCTACTTATATCAGTAATTTCAGGTTGTTTCTTATATGGTTTCAAGAGAATTATAAAAATAGGTATTTATTGAGTAAAGACACATTGGTGGAAATGCCTCAAATTATGGAAGAGTACAGAAACCATTGCAGGAGTTTAGGAAATGGCAAAAGGACACTAATGAATAAAACGACATCAGTTAGTAGCTTTTATTTATGGTGTGTTAGAAGAAATAAGTGCAAGTTTCATCCATTCGATAAGAAGCTAGATAGATTAAAATTTTCTGAAAAAGACAAGATTAGGAAAAACTATTTTTTAAATACTGAGCAAATACTGACTGTTAGACTCTTTATGAAATTTCAAAGTAAAAAGTATGATATTCAAGATAGGATTTTATGGGAATTATTTTTAGATAGTGCTTGTAGAATTTCAGCAATTCAAAACTTAAAATTGGAGCAATTAAGACTAGAAGAGGGATATTTTGAAGGAGTAAAAGAAAAAGAAGGCTATATAGTAAATGCTTTTTTCTTTGAAAAATGTAAGATTCTTTTAAAAGAATGGATTAAATATAGAGAAGATAAGGAGATAACTAGTGAATGGCTTTTTATAACAAAATATGGAAGTAATTATAAACAAATGAGCCAAGGAACTATAAGAAACAGGATAAAAAAGATGGGACTAATTTTAGATATCCCAGACTTATACCCTCATACATTAAGAAAATCATCAATCAATTTAATAAATAATCTTGCAGGATTAGGTGTTGCTAGTAGCTATGCAAATCATACAAGTAGCAATGTAACAAGTAAACACTATTTGCAAAAAGCTAACCCTATGGAAGTAAGAAATAATATTATTCAGCTTCGTAAAAAGCTAGGAATATTTTAGAAAGGAGCAATAAATGAGCAATGTAATAAACTTTTATAAAGGCATAGAATTAAAATATTCAGTATATTCCAACAGTTTAGAAGATGTTAAAAATAATCCACTTAATTATTTTTCTGAATATACTGATGATATGTTCATAACAGATAAGAATTTTCAATATCCAATAATCAAGAATAATGAACTAATGGAAATGACAAGAGAAGAAAGAATAGAACAAGGGATAGAAACTCAACTAGAACCTGGTGAATTTATAAAAAATAAAAAACTTGTTAAAGCCCCTCAGCCGACTAAATACCATTTTTGGAATAAAGAGACTAATAAATGGGATTTAGACCTGGAAGGTTTAAAGCATATTACAAGAAGAAAATTTAGACAAGTTTTACTGGATAAAATTTATTCTGATTTTGATTATAATGGGAAAATCTTTCAGATGGGTGAAGCAGATGAAATCAATTTCTTAAGAGTAAAATCAGCAATAGATATAGCAACAACAAGTAATGATCCAAAAGCAATTATAGAAGCTGTTAAGTTTCTAAAAGTTGAAGTTCCAGAAGGGTTTGAAGAAAAAGTAAAAGCAATTATAAAAGATAAGACAACATTA